CGCCGTTGATGAGGTACCGATTGGCCGCGAACTTGCGACTGAGCAGTGGTTTGACGTGCTCGCGTAAAAAGCCCTGTAGTCCTATGTTTTCGACGTAGAGGGCATCCAAAACCAGTACGCGCCCGCGGGCATCACGCTGCAAAAATACTGCTGCGGGTGTTCGCCCAAAGTCCATACCAATGATGATGGGGTATTGGTCATACTCGATATGGCGGAGAACAGAGGGCGCGACATGGTATTCCCTTACAAAACTTTTCTCGTACACCGGCCGGCCAATGAGGGAGCGGCCGTACTCGCCGTGCACATGCACGCGTATGAAATCCTCGGTGGCACCAGCCATCATGTCTTCGTAGTAGGTCGCCCCCAAGTTTTCTCGGTTCTCAGCCAAAGGGCTCAAACCCGAGGGCTGGCTGTAAAGCTCCCATCCGGCGGGTTTGATGACCTCAAACTGCTCGTACAACCAGCTGTCTTCGCTGGGTGGGTTGGTGTCCATGATTAGCCCGGACCAGTATTTTTGCGGTTTGCCCGTTTTGGGGTCCACTGGCAACATGGACATGGACGGGTACCGCGGCATACGCGATCGCGCAGCGATGATAAGGTCTGGGTGAACCTCACGCGCTTCGTTGACGAACACGCCGGTCAATTCCAAAGACAGCAATTTGCGTTGGTCATCGGGCGTATCCAAGGGTAAAAACAGGATTTCGGCTTGAATGTCTCCAACTTCCAACATAAAGGTGCGTTCAGAGGCTTTCCACCGACCGGCAACCCCGTCAGGGAACCAGTTGAACCAGGTTTTCAGCGTGGTCTGGCTAAGCTGAGCCGTGGTATTTCTGATAACTGCCCACCGGCTACGTCGGATTCCATCTTGGCACTTTGGCATTTCCGCGCACCGACGGAAGATTTCCATCACGCACACCACAGATTTACCAGAGCCGACGGGGCCGATGATTAGGCGCACCCCTGCGTTGGACTGCATCATCCGCCCACCGGTGGGGGTAGCTACATAATTTATTTTCATCGCAGTCTCGCAGGCTGCGTTATGGCTTTTTCAAGAGGCCAACCAAGGCTGAGCCGCCGTTTAGCCGCGTAATAGCTGACTGCTCCGAACTCCGCAACTAGGTCTTTTAGTTGTGCAGTCTTTCCAAACGCGGTGCGCATGACGGGGCTACCCCGCTTGATGCCCCGCGCACCGCGCTCAGCATAAGTCGCCATAGGCTCTAGCAGCGCTTTTTCTAGAAGTACACCGCGGCGCAACCGCGTGCTTAGCGCCGCTACCGTAACTCCGTATTTCTCTGCCATCGCTTTTAACCCGAGGGTTTCCCCGCGAAAGGTAAGCTCCCGCTTTGTACGTCCTTTTTTGGCGTTGGTTTCCGCGGACCACTTTACGCCTAAGTTGGACTCCGCAGTTGCGCGGGTGTTGTACTTCGGTTTCAGCGCGTTGATCCATCGCTGTTCTTCTCGCAACAGGCATTCTTTCGCACACACGGCAAGCATGCCAAAAGAGAAGGCATCAGCTCCGTATTTATCCCACGCACGCTGTAGCTTGGGAGGAGACTTTTTGTGGTTTTGCAGCGCACTGCGGTGCGTCCTCCATCGTTGCTGCACGTTGACTGCGCTGCCGACGTAGCAACTGCCGGTAGAGGTATTTTTTATGATGTAAATTCCGCTGGTCATTCTTCTTCCGAGTTTCTCGCCATTTCAGCAAAAAGAGAAGGGTCTATCAGTGGTGCGATCCTGTATCCCTCGTTACTCGAAGATGTTACATCAATAAAATCAGCGCGCAAAGGATTGTTTCCAGAAATTGTTGTGTTATTTCCATTTAAGTTGATCGTGACGCTAAAACCTTCGCCGCCAGCGTTGGATTTTTCTTCACGGGGTTCCAACCCAGCGATCCGGGTAAAAAACGTGACCGCCTGCTGCACTTGGGCGAAGGTGGCGTCAGGGCTTTTGGCTTTGATGTAGTAGTCATCGGCCAAATCCTCAGCTTTCCACTGCGCTTTGATGCGAAAACTGTACCCAGTCTTTTCGAGTTCGGCGCGTTGCGCGGCCACAGCGTCCAAAAAGGGCTTCCAGACCTTGAGTTTTTCCCAAGCGACACCGGTAAAACCGTGTTTGGCCGCAATTTCGTCGGGCTCGATAAGCCCTTGGGCCATGGAAACCACCATTTCAGGTGGAATTTCGATCTGGGTTTTTGGCACCCACCCGAATTCGAGCGGGGTATCAGGAATTTCTGGTAGGTCCGACACGTTAAGCCCTTTCCAGCTTACGGTGGGCCTGACCGGGAAGGGTCAAGCCGGTTTTGCGGGGTTCGATCCTTGGAACATGAACTGGGGCTGCGCGCCAGGTGCGGGCTTTTTGGGGCCGGCGGGTTTCCACGCGTGGGGCGGTTCGCCGCCGTTGGCCAGCGCGGG